TAGATATATCAATACTTATGCAATCGGCTTCCCTTTCAGAGTTACAACCGATTATTTTACTGATACTGAAATTCCAATCGAGATAAGAAGAGCTCAAGCCGTATTAGCTGCATATTTGAATAACAATAAATCGAGTTTGGAATTAACTGGCCTCGAAGATTATAAAAATGTCTCAATCGGTGATTTAAATGTAACGCCGAACTTTTATGGTGCAGTTGGTCAAGATAAAATCCCCCCAATGGTGCAAATTTACTTCCGAGATCTTAGAGTAAGCGGGCCCGGCAACGTAGCTATTCGCCGAAGTTAATCATGGCTTATTCAACCGACTATCCTGCTGCAATTATTATCACTGACCATACTCAGGCTTATACAGGCCGATTTGGAAAGGTAGTTGCATTAAAAGATTCGACTGTAACTCTTGTCTCGGACAATGTTACTAAGAATGGAACAACAACTATTAGTGCGATTCCTCTTAACGCGACTGCCGAGATTTGCGGTGTAATTACAAGTGTTACAGTTGCAAGTGGTGATGCAGTAATCGCGTACCGAATTTAATGGGATTAGCCGATTCTTTAAGAAGTGTTGCATCTAGTGTTTATGCAAAATTCGGCACTTCTGTAACAGTCAGCATCATTTCCCATACAACTTATGACACAAGTTCGGGAAAAGTTCTTACCGCGATCACTGAAGCTTCTGTTAAAGCAATTATCTCGGATGTAACTGAAAAGAATGAAAAAGATACCTTGTTAAAAGTCGGTGATAAAAAAGTAAAAGTCGCAGCCGCAGATGTAACAACTAAACCTTCAACTAAAGATCGGGTAAAGGTAAATAATGTTGTCTTGGAAATAGTCGACATAAGAACAACCGAATTAGAGGGCAAAGATATTACTTACGAGATTTATTGCAGAGGTTGAATGGCAAACCGAGAAATTCAATACAATCAGATCGGCCCATTGATGGAAGAACAGTTGGAGAAATTAATGCAAGTTACAGTATTTGAAGCCGATAAAGCATTGAAAAAAGCTAGTCCTGTTGATACAGGCCGATTTAGAGCAAGCTGGCAAGTCAGTCAGGGAGTAGAAAGTATGGGCTCATCCGTATTTCGGGAAAAGTTTGCACTTAATACTAAAGGCCGCAAAAAAGGCACTGTTATTTATGAAACAAGTGATAAACCTGTAAAAGTAAATTATGAAGGTCAAGAGCGACTCGGCACTTTTTATAGTATTCATAACCCACTTGTTTATGCCGAACCTTTAGCTCTTGGTCATTCGCCACAAGCTCCTGATGGCTGGATATACAGTGTCGCGGTTAGAATGCAGAATATGGTCGATAGAAATTATCGGAAAATTACTAAGGAGATCTAATGGCGGCTGCAAATTTAAACGATATTCGGGAAACGATTGAAAGTCGGATTGAGGAAGAGTTGCGCGACAATAATCCACCATATCCAATCGTCTATCAAAATATGAATTACACCCCAGAAATCGAAACTACTTGGCTGCAATGTCTTGTTAGTTTTGTCGATTCTGAGTATCTAACTCTAGGCGGTGCAACTGATTCAGATAATAGAATTAGTGGAACTTTGATTGTTAATATTTTCAATAAAACGGGAATAGGTAATGGAGATAGCTTGATTATCGGCAAACGCATCCGCGACCTATATAATCGTATTAATATCTCTGGTATATTCTTTGAATCGCCAGTCGGCCCCGAAGTGATGTCTTCACCATCACCTCAAGGCTATTTCCAAACCCAAGTGCGATGCACTTTTCAAATTTACGAGGCTCTTTAACTCATGGCATTTATTCGCGGCGAAGAAGGTTCAGTTAAGTTCGATGATGCAGGTTCTAGTAATGCTGTAATTCTCGGCACTCGTAGCTGGAGTATGACCATGACTAAAGAAACTTATGAGTGCACTTTGCATGGACATTCCGAGAAACGGTATGTCGGTGGTCTTATTTCTGGAGACGGCTCGGTTGAACTTTATTATCAGGCGACATCTGGTGATGAAACAGCCGCTTTTATAGATGATGTTTTCCAAGTCGAAGACGATGGAACAGCTACTTTTGAGCTTTACACCGATGCTGCTAAAAAATTAAGTTTTGCAGGTATCATCACAAGTGCTGAATTTGGTGCGACTGTCGGAGAACTTCAAACCGTAACTTGCAACTTTATTACAAGTGGCGGCGTTACAAACGGCGTTTAGTATTAGTATATCTATAAATTAAATCGTCTAAATGGCTGGAACAACCCGAACTGTTGATCTGATTGCAAAATCGTTTGACTTAAATCAACGTAGAAAATACGAGTTAGTGTTTGAAGGTACAAAAATAGTCGATTTATATTTTAAACCTATAACGCGAGCCGATAGAAAAAGAGCAATGAATTTAGCGGGCAGTGAAGATGCCTTGCTAATTAGTACACAAATGTTGGTGCAATTAGCCGAATTAGAAGATGGTACTAAAGCTTTTTTACCAGCCGATATAGCAAAAATGCACCGCGAATGGCCTGAAAAAGTTTTAAACGATATTGAATTATTCTTATTTGAATTAACTAATGAACAATTGACAATTGATTCGGCAAAAAAAGATTAAAGGCCGACAGTTGGTTGAATTATGAATTTTCACTCGCTTGTGAATTAAAAATGACTGTTAGCCGATTGAGAACTGAATTAACCGAGGATGAATTTATCTACTTTGCCGCCTACCATGAATTAAAAGCCGAAAAAGAAAGAGATCAAATGGATCGCGCATCAAGAAAAAGGTAGAATAACGGCATGACTTACGCAAATGTCGGATTAAGAATAAGAGATGAAGGTGCAACTGCGGCCTTAAGGAAAGTTAATTCGATTGCTGGTCAAACCCAGACGACTTTTCAAAAGTTAAAAGGTGCGATTGTAGGAGTTGGTTTTACTCTGTTTGCGCGATCTGCTGTTAAGACGGCTGCAACTTTAAATGATTTAAAGCTAAGACTTCGGTTACTTTCTAGTGAATATAAAGAATTTGGCTCGGCTCAAAAGATTGCTGCTGAAGCTTCACAAATATTCGGCTTAAGCAATATTGAAGCATTAGACGGCCTAACAAATATTTATGCTCGACTTCGGCCTTTAGGAATTGAATTAGAAGATATTAAATCGACTTTTATAGGCTTTAACTCAGTCGCAAAAATGGGTGGAGTTTCAGCAGTAGAAGCCGCAGGTGCTTTCAGACAATTATCACAAGCACTCGGTTCAGGAAGATTACAGGGCGATGAATTTAGATCAATGGCTGAAAATGTGCCGATGTTAATGAAGGCCATTGGCGATGAAATGGGTGTACCAATCGGCAGATTAAAAGAACTTGCTTCGGAAGGAAAAATAACATCTGACATTATTATTCGCGCTTTGAAGAAAGCTTCTGATGAGGCAGGCGATTCAATTGGAAAAATTGTTGCAGAATCCGATATTCAAAAGTTTAAAAACTTTAGTAACGCGATGGAGCAATTAAGAGTCGCGATTGGAAATAAACTTTTACCCGTTTTAACTCCTTTTATTAAAAAATTAACCCAATTAGTACAAGCTTTTACAAAATTACCCGAACCAGTTCAGACAGGAATAATCGGTCTTGTAGGTTTATTAGCATCATTAGCCGTATTAGGGCCACCGATTATTCAGTTGTTTAAAGCTCTCGGTGCTGTCAAGTTAGCATTTACGGCATTTGCTTTAAAAGGTGGTACGGCTGCGGCATTACTTGTTGTTTTAAAAGTCGCTGCTGTTAAGGTTCTTGCACCAGTTCTCGCGATTGCTGGTGCAGTTGCAGGAGTCGTCTGGATAGTAAAAAGATGGAGAGGCGAACACGGTGATCTAATTAAAAAATTGAAAGAAGGATCGACATATACAGATGAAGCTACCGAAGCAGTTAAGAACTTGAACGAGGAACTGAAAAATTTAACGCCGGTTGAACAAGCTAAGAAAAAAATCGAGGAATATCAAAAACAAATTGAGGAAATCGGGAAACAGATGGAAACCGAAAAAAGAACTCTATATTTAAAACGGCTAGAAAAAGCAGCCGCAAAAGCTCAAAAGAAAATCGATGAACTTAATACGGCTATAAAAGGAACGACTGAATGGCAAGAATCACAAATAACACCTGAAATGCTTGACTGGAAATCGGACTTTAGGGATAAAGGTGGAACAATAATTGAGGGTTTTGACCAATGGGGAGAAAAAGGTGTCGGTCCTGATTGGGATGAATGGCGGCGACAGCAAAACCAAATAAAAGAAAACGCGGAAGCTCTTAAAGAAGTTTATAAAGATATCGGCATGACCATTAAAGACGGTGTTGTTGATGCAATTCAAGGTGCGATTGACGGTACAAAATCTTTAGGAGAAGCCGCAGCAGGAATCCTTAACTCGATTAAAAGAAAGATTCTTGATATTGCTGTAAATATGGCAATGTTTGGTGCGATCACAGGTACAGGATCAGGAGGCGGCATACTTGGTGGATTATTGAAAAAAGGCGGCGCATTTACTAAAAATAATGCGGCTCAAGGTCATAGAGTATCGGCTGGTAAAGAGGGCCAGAAACCTTTGTTCCTTCGGGTAATGGACATATTGTTCCTTCCTCTGGCGCGACTATTACTGTGAATGTAGATGCAAGCGGATCAAGTGTTGAAGGTGATGGTGGTGATGCCGAAGATCTAGGTAAACTAATTGGATTGGCCGTACAAAATGAACTTGTCCAACAAAAAAGGCCGGGAGGACTTTTAGCCGCTTAATTATGGCATCATTTCCTTCTATAAATCCGTCATACGGATCTCAAAAAAGAAGTAATCCCAATGTAAGGGCTCTTCAATTCGGTGATGGTTACACACAACGATTAGTAATCGGTGAAAATCAAGATCCCAAAAGTTGGAGTTTAGATTGGAGAAATATTTCTGAAACCGATGCCGATACTATAGAAACCTTTTTAGAGGCGAGAAAAGGTCAAGAATCTTTTGACTGGACTCCTCCTGCTGGATCGGCTTCAAAATGGATTTGCATGTCATGGTCTAAATCGATTCCATATATAAATCGAGCAACAATAAGAGCGACTTTCCAAGAAGTTTTTGAACCGTAATGGCAGTTGCAGCTTGGGCCGCATCAACAGCTTTTTCAGTCGGCAATATAAGAAGAGCCGTTACCGATCAAGCAACTGGATTATTTTTTAAATGTACGGTTGCTGGTACATCAGCTAGTTCCGAACCAGCATGGCCTACAGACATCGGCTCAATTGTTGTTGATGGATCGGTTACTTGGACTGCAATTAGTAGCCTGTACGAGGATCTTTCTTCTTTAACACCGAATGCAATTATCCAACTTTTTGAATTGCATCTCGACTCAACTCTTCATGGAAGTTCGACTATTTATAGATGGCACAATGAAAATACATCGGCAAATATAACTTGGGATAGTAATAACTATCTTAGTGAACCGATTAAAGCTGAAGGCTTTGAATACAAGTCGGGACAACAAACATTACCTCGGCCAATGTTGACAATTAGTAATGATAATTTAAACATAACCAATTTACTTTTACTCGTTAATGCTACAACTGCAGGAAACGATTTAGGAGGTGCAAAAGTTATACGGATTAGGACTTGTAAAAAATATCTTGATGGCGAATCGGCTGCTGATCCTCATGCCAAAAGACCTGACGAGATATGGTATGTGGATAGAAAACAAAATGAAGATCGTACTTCGGTTACATTTGAACTCGCGTCTGAATTTGATAAACCCGGGGAAAAGATTCCAAAAAGACAAGTCATAGCCAATGTTTGCCAATGGGCTTATAGAAGTTCGGAGTGCGGATATACAGGCAGTGATTATTTTGATGTAAACGATAATGCCTTAACGGGAGCCGATGATATTTTGGCAAATGATAAATGCGGTAAACGATTATCTTCTTGTAAAAAAAGATTTAGTAACGATTTACCTTTTGGCTCCTACCCCGCATCTGGAAACATAAAATAATGCTTAGTGCGGAAATAAAGAAAGAAATACTGTTACACGCGAAAGAAGAATATCCAAGGGAAAGTTGTGGCGTTCTTATTGTTTTTAAAGGTCGTCTTTCTTATGAAAAATGTTTAAATATTGCCGAAACTCCAGATGAACATTTTGTAATTGATCCAAAAGATTATTTAAAAGCCGAACAAAAAGGATCGATTGTCGGCATTGTGCATAGCCATCCTGTAACCGAGGCCAGACTTTCTCCAGCCGATAAAGTTGCTTGTGAAAGATCGAACTTACCTTGGTATGTTGTTAATCCTCAAACCGAAGAATGGGGAGAAGGTAAACCTTCGGGTTTTCAACTACCGTATATCGGCAGAGAATTTGTTCATGGTGTTGTTGACTGCTATAGCTTGTGGAAAGATTGGTATAAGCGCGAGTTAAAAATAGATATGAATGAATATGAAAGACGGGATCAATGGTGGGAGAAAGGTTTAAATCTGTATTTAGATAATTATAAAAATGAAGGAATGCGCGAGATTCCTTTATCCGAGATTGATTATGGCGATATTATTCTTATCCATTTAAGATCATTAGTGCCGAATCATGCTGCTATTTATATCGGCAATTCTTTGATTCTTCATCACGTTCAGGGGAGATTATCTTCTCGCGATATATATGGAGGCTATTATCAGAAGAACACGGCAAAAATCTTAAGACATGAAAGTCGTTAAAGTTCATGGGGTATTAGAAGAAAAACTCGGTCAAAGTTCTTTTGAATTTGATGTCAATACTCCGGCTGAAGCTATCCGAGCTCTGACTGCAAATTTTTCAGGACTCGACAAATGGATTGTAGATAGTGAACAAGACGGCATTGCTTACAAAGTCTTGATAGGTAAGACGGTTATTGGTGAAGAAAATTTTTCCGATTTAGGATTACCCTTTAGTGATCGAGAGACTTTTGAAATTGTTCCTGTAATTGGCGGTGCTGGAAGTGGATTTAAACAATTTCTAATCGGTGCTGCATTAATTGGCGCGTCTTTTCTTTTTCCGGGTGCGGGAATGTTTGGTTCAGGTGCGGGGATAATAGGTAAAGGAGCTACGGGTTTTGCTCTAAAAGCTTGGACGGCAGCAGGAACTTTGTTAAGTGGAATCGGTGCAAATATGTTGCTAGGCGGTGTTGCTGAAATGATTAACCCGACTCAACAGCCTGATTTTAAAGAAGTTCAGCGAAGTAAAGATTATACTTTTAGTGGAATTACTAACACAGCCCAACAGGGAGTCGCGGTTCCAATAGTTTATGGTCGCGCTTTTGTTGGATCTGCTGTAATTAGTAGCGGCCTTGATGTAGATCAATTGTTATGACTTTAATCGCGGGCGCAGGAGGAGGAAAAGGAGGCAAATCTCGGACTCCAGTTGAAGAGGATGACACTCTTCAGTCGGTTCAATATGCAACAGTTATAGATTTAATAAGCGAAGGTGAGATTGAAGGATTAGATACGGGTGACGGCAAAAGTATTTTTTTAGATGGAACGCCGCTTTTAGATAATCTTGGTAATCCGAATTTTTCAAAATATTCAACCGATTTTAGGGCTGGAACTCAAGATCAGACAGCACTTTCTAAAGCTGAAGGAACAAAATCGGTAACAGGAGTTGGTGCGACTCCATCTAACAGTGATGGAACCGATTCTGAAAGGATTGCAGGTGCCGTAATTCGGACTTTTACAAATACAAATGTTGATGCAGTCCGAGTAACAATTTCATTACCTTCATTACAAAACGTCGAAGATGATGGCGATATTCGAGGTACAAGTGTAAAACTTCAAATCGAAGTTAAATATGATAGTGGTAGCTATGCCACGGTTTTTCCGAATAATGATGATGGTTCGGCTTCTACAGGTCAAGTAATTAGCGGAAAATCAAGCAGTGCTTATCAACGCGATTTTAAATTTGATATTGGTAATTTTTCCTCGTCTTGTTCTATCAGAGTAAGTCGAGTTACTGTAGATTCTGGTTCGGTCAAATTAGCTAATGCCTTTGAATGGAGCAGCTTTACAACGATTATTGAAGACAGATTACGTTATCCGAACTCGGCTTTATCTTATTTAAGGTTTGATTCTCGATCTTTTCAAAATGTTCCACAACGTAAATACAAAGTAAAAGGAATAAAAATTCAGCTACCGAGTAATGCTTCTGTCGATACAACAACTCATATAGGCCGAGTTACATATAGTGGAGTTTGGAATGGTAGCTTCGGTGCCGCAACTTGGTGTAATGATCCTGCATGGATATTGTGGGATTTAATGACAAATAGTAGATATGGCGCGAACATTCCTGAAAGTTCTTTGGATAAATGGGATTTTTATAATATATCGCAATATTGTAATGAATTAGTCCCAAATGGCCGAGGTGGAGAGGAACCTCGGTTTTCTTGCAATGTTTTAATTAATGAAAGAATTGAAATTTATAATGCAATATCGGCTTTAACTAATGTATTTAGAGGTATTAGTTATTATGCTTCGGGTAGTCTTGTAATGTTACAAGATAAACCGACTGATTCTCAATATATTTTAGGGCCGACAAATGTTATAAATGGAGCATTCGCGTACACTGGAGTTTCACAATCGGCTCGTCATTCTTGTTGCTCGGTTGCTTATCAAAACTATGACACTTTAGGCGAGATTGATTATGAAAATGTAGAAGACGCGGATGCTATTTCAAAGTACGGCATTAAACATAAAGAAATTCGGGCAATAGGTTGTTATTCACAAGGTCAGGCGCACAGAGTTGCAAAATGGGTTCTTTTGTCCGAGCAAAATCTTACTGAAACGGTCACATTTACAGTTGGAGTCGACTCAGGTTTGATTCTTAGGCCGGGAATGGTAATAGATATTATCGATCCAACTAGAGGAAATCTTCGGAGATCAGGAAGAGTTTCTTCGGCTACAACAACTGCAATTACAGTAGATAGTCGGACTGATTTGGATGCTATTGATATGACAAAAAATCCAAAAATTGCTGTAATGATGCCGACTGGATTATTAGAAGAAAGAACTATTACCGACATAGAAGCTGTTTTTCAAAAAGTAATCGATATAAGTCCTGCTCTTAGTGAAGCTCCGAATAATGCTGCTCAATTTATTATTCAAACCGATGATATTGAAGCTTCTCAATTCCGAGTAATTGGTGTTACCGAATCAGATGGTGAAATTTATGCTGTAAACGCGCTTGCCTACAACAGTTCTATTTACAACGCGATAGAACAAAATCTAAAAGTAACTCAACGCGATATTTCTAATTTAACTGAAGCTCCTTCAGCCGTTAGTGGGATTACAGGTTCCGAATATTTATATCAGATGGGACAAGGTGTTTTTGTCGGTTTTAATTTAAGTTGGAGTCGCCAAGATTCACAAACAAGTGATTATATGGTCGATTATCGGATAGATGATGATAATTGGATAACCGTATCTTCAACTTCTCCTTCAATTAATTTAACGGCCTTAAAAGCAGGTGTTTTAGAAGTCCGAATTGTAGCAAGAAATTTTGTTGGAAAGACGAGTCCTAGTAGCACTGAGACTTTTAGTTTACAGGGCAAAATTGCTCCTCCAGCCGATGTTCAGAATTTAACTTTTGAGTCGATTAATGATAATTCTGGTCGACTTAGATGGACTCAATCAACCGATCTTGATGTAAAAGTCGGAGGAAAAATATTTATCAGACATTCCTCTCTGACTGATGGATCAGGAACTTGGAGCAACTCTACCGATTTAATTGATGCAAAAGCTGGAAACGCGACTGAAGCTGTTATTCCAAAAGTAACTGGAGAAATTTTAGTAAAATTTGCCGACTCTTCTGGAATTTTAAGTACAAATGAGGCGAGTGTTCTTATTACAGCATCCGAAAAAAATCAGCTTTTAGTTGTTAAGACTCAACGAGAAGATGAGATAAGTCCAACACCATTTAGCGGCAGCAAAACAAATTGTGAATATGACGCGAGTGCCGATGTTTTACAGTTAAGTGTAACCAGTGGAAGTGTCGCGAGTTCTGGAACTTATAGCTTTGCCGAAACACTTGATTTAGGTGCGACTTATGCTCTTGATTTAGTCCGATATTCGGTTACTAGAGGTTCATTTACAGACGATAATATAGATAGCTGGCCCGATGTAAATGCAAGATCGGATTGGGATGGTGGCATTATTGATTCGGTTAATAGCAGCCCTCAAGTCAGGACAACAACCGATAATCCATCTGGTTCACCGACTTGGAGCTCTTGGCAGCCGCTTGCGAATGGACTCTTTAGTGGCCGAGGTTTTCAATTTAAAATTGATCTAACAAGTACGACAACTAATCAAAATATTCTGGTAGATCAACTCGGATATACAGCAACATTGGGTCAAAGAACCGAGCAAAGTGTTGCAGTTGTTGCAAGTACTACGGCATCAGGAGGGAAAACTATCACATTTTCAAAAGCCTTTTTTACAGGAACTTCGGCATTAGGAGGTGGTACATCGGCTTATCTTCCAAGTATCGGAATTGTTTCACAAAATATGCAAACAGGCGATTTTTTCAGTGTTACTGCTGTTTCTGATACGGCCTTTACTGTTAAATTTATGAATGGAAGTTCGGTAGTAGATAGAAATTTTTATTGGACAGCAGTCGGTTATGGCAAGAGGGTTTAATATTGAAATACGATTTAGGTAATTAAAAGTGGCGATTCACGATTACACAATAGATAATGGTTCTGGCGCGAGTGTAAGAGTTGATATTCAATCGGCTTTAAGAGCATTAAATTCGGTCAATGGTAATACTTCGGCTCCTAGTGCTCAACTGACCGAGTTCACTGCTTGGGGAGATACGACTAATCACATTTTAAAAAGAAGAAATCAGGCGAACAATGATTGGATTTCTTTGAGGAAAGCCGATGGAACTGTTTTAATTCCTGATGGCTCGGCAGGAAGTCCAAGTATTCAGCCAGTAGACGATTCAAATACAGGAATATTTTCTCCTTCAGCCGATCAAATAGCTATCAGTTGTGGAGGAACAACGCGCTTAACTGTTACTGATTCGGCAATTACAGCAGTAGAGCCGATTGGATTGCCTGATGCAAACGCGAGTCTTCCTGCTCTTGTTTTTTCTGATGATACCGATACAGGAATTTATAGCGCGAATGCAAATGAATTAAATATTTCTACAGGCGGCACAAAAAGACTTTCTGTGACAACTGCCGTAGTTAGTCTTGTTTCTGATCTCGTTTTAGAGAATCAAGCAGATATTCGGTTTAATGAGGCAACA